TCTTTTGGAGCCATCAATGCGCCAGTTGCTGCAAATGCTTCAAGATCAGCAGATTTTTTGTTTAATTGTGTTATAGCATTAGCAGCAGCCATTCTATCTTCATACTTATTCCGATCATTAAACAAAGCTTTTTGATATTGAACAGAGTTTGTTAAGCCAATAGATGCAGCAACACCAGCAAATTGCGTATCTTTTAATTTTGATTGTAGACCATCAAGAAAATTTCCAAACACTTTATTGAAACCTTCTGGATCTCTTTTATGTTTTTTAGATAATTCATTAGCCTCTTTATCAATTTCGATTGCTAATGAATCAGCGTAACGCTTAAAAGCAATAGGCTCGTATGCCTGTTTAGCTACATAAGATAAAGACCGAGGCACTTCCGGCACAACCCAATTGCCATCTTCATCTCTTGCTCCTAAAGAAGCATTGGCAGCAGCCTTTTCGCCTTCTTTTTTTTCTTCAGATGCAAGATAAGTAAATGCTGTTTCAAACAAACGCTCACCAGCTTCTTGCATTTGACGAGCAGCGCGAACACCGCCAGTACCCATTTGCACAATACCAACAGGGCCGACAGTAGATCTTTCACCTTTTAATACTTTAATTTCAGCCATTATAAATTACCTTTAGCCGCGTTTAATCATTGCTGCTTTATATGTATTGCCAGCTAATGTAGACACTTGGCTCATTAATGCAGCATCTTGAGCAGACTGCTTTTCAAAATCAGCATATGCCATGCGTGACGCAGATCTGCTTTGAGCTAAAAGACTTTGAAGGCGAACAGTTGATAGCTCTTCTATAGTTTTTTCTTTACCAGCTCTTTGCACAGCCTTTAACGATCGGTCATCACCGCGTCTATTAAAGCCAGCAATAGCAGATGTATCTTTTAAGAAGTTTGTATAGACACGAGAACGCTGTGTTGCTAGCTGTTCGCCTTTTAACTTAGCCATTAGTTTATTTTCTTCAGCTTGTCTTTTTAGCTCATCTTGTCTAATGCCTTCTTGACGAGCCTCTTGATCTGCCCCTGCTACACTCATTGCTGTACCTACAGCCAAAGCTGCTAATGCTATCTGCCACATTATTGAAAAGCCACTTCTACCACCATGCCATTAAGCTGCATATTAAGTGGTGCTATTTGTGAAATAGTTACCGTTGGGTCTTTACTGTAACCCAAGGTGCGAAACTCCTTCTTGCCAGTAAAAGCTTGCCGTGGCGATGAAGGATCAAATGTAACATTACGAATAATCATGTTAGTTCCATTGACGGAAATACTCAGCGTTTCATTAAGATCTAAAACTACATTAGTTATCTTTCTTGGCCTACCTGTTAACGGCCCGCCCGGAACATTTGCATCAAGGGGCATTGTCTTTAACTCTGGCACAAACTTATAACCAATTTGTGCTTGAGTAGATTCTTTAACCAAGCTGGTATCTATTTCATTGTTAGCAACAGTAAATGAGCCAAGATACTCTGTGCCATCTACGACATCTACAACAGCACCATTACTAAAGTGTCCGCTTGTGCTAAATACACCAGCAGTGCCAGAAAATGTATTGCTAAAGTCCATATTTAAATCTTTATCAAACTGTTCTAAAAAGAATTTTGTAGAGCCAGAGCCATCATCTCTTGCGCTTACACAGAACAATGATTCATCAACAGCGCATACAGAATGAAATGTGCCTTCAGTTGTCCACCTTGTCCAACCAGCACGTTGTTCGGCTCTAATACTGTAGAATGTAGTTAACTCACCATTATCCATAAGGTAGAACGCATAAGCTCCGGGCCTATTTAAAGAACCCTTAACAGTAGCAACTTGCACTGGGTTAGAAATTAAATGTGACGATAAAATAGATGCCATATTTGTAATGTATGCACCTTCTGTATCTGAAAACACATACTCTCTAACAGCAGAACCAGTTGCTTGTACAAATAACGTAGCACCATCTAGTGACACAGGACGAACAAAGCTTGACCCAATTGGTGTTTGCTCAGATATTTTTGCATTTCTTGCAGTGACTGGCGCATCCTGAAATGACGGAATAAAAAATTCAGCCTGATTAGCAAACACTTGCAAGTCTCTGTTAGAAAATAAATGCCGTATAAAGTTAGTTACACCAACAGAAACCTCAAGATCTAAGCCATCAAAGTCCTCGCCATCACCCACATCAAAGTTAAAGAACTCACCACTTGCCGATGCCCACAAGCCACTAGGTTGCGAAGGCGTGCCGCCAAACCACAAACGATTCTCATGAAATGTGATAGCAGCAGGAAACCCTCTATAGCTACTATATGATTGCTCATACCAATCAGTTGTTGCGGCTGTGCTGCTAATTGTTGGTGTTCCACCGCCAGTTGCAGTAGCTGACGCTGCCCCACCAGCAGTATACTCAAATGTATTTACATCAATAATTTTGCTTACAGTTCTAGTGCCATTCATATTGCCATTATTAATACCGCCAAGCGCACCAGCACCAGCAATCGTAACGCTGATGCCAGACCCAAGACCATGATCAGGCATTATAACTCTTACCTTGTTAGATCCTTCAGTAGTATTTAAAGAATCAAAATCAAGATTGGTTTCAATAGTGCCAAGTATGTTAACAACAGCTACAGTGCCACTAGTTACTGACGTAATATTACATTGCGTATTGTTTACAAGAATACTTGACCCCACCATGCCAGATACAAAATATGCTGCACTAGTAGTTAATGTCCTGCTATTTCCGCTTGTATGGCTAGGAGTAATAGTAACGCTAGCCGCTTGAAAATTATAATAAGGCTGCAAAACTTTATTGCCATCAACAGAGGTGTCAAATGCAAACACCCTTACTTCAAATGATGTTAAACCAGTACGGACAAGCTCTAATGGCATAAAGTCATTATGAGCAATAAACATAAAATCGCCCTGTTGGGCAAATGTAAATTGAGTTAGGTTAGTATTAGTAAATGGTAAGTCATCGCCATCTGTGTCAGTAGTTATTGTGGCTGATTTAGAATTATATGTACCATCAGTATTAACTCTAAATATATCAAGCTGACCCGCGCTAAATGCTACAATGTATTTTTCATCGCTAGAAAAAACAAACGGCTCAAGACGTATTTGTTGTTGAACGCTGCTATCATATGTTTGTGAAAAATTAAAAAGGCGTTTAGTTCCGGGGCGATTTATAATCCCGCCTTCAGAGCGTATAAATACATTTTTAACTGATTGCCCTGATTGATTGTAAACAGGCGCATCAATACGACTTGTAAGAGATGCGCTGATTTCACCATAAACAAAGTTATTTAGCGGTACTCTGATCCTCGCCATTAACTTCGCCTTTCAGTAATGAACCTCGATGTTACCAGCTTGCGGGTTGTTTGTTGCTGGCTATCTAATGTTTTTGCTTGCTGCAAAAGCTCTGATGCTTTTCTTTCAAGCAAAGACGATAATCCTTCATCTCTTGCAATTGACAATGCAAACGCAGCACCTAAAGAAAACTCTAGTGCAAGAGTAAAGTATGATGGAAAGTCAGGCTCCAAAGCTCTAAAGGTATAATCAGCAATCAATATATCGTTAGATGATGAGTTGCTAAAAACTTTATTTCCGTAAATATTGTATTCAATAACAGCATCGCTAACAGTCACGGCATGCAACATAAGCAAATCTGCTGGTAACTGATGAGCTACATCATATCTACCAGTAGGGGCATTGGTAAGTAAGTTTAGTTCTGCTTGGTTAGTTGAAAATCTCCAACGGCTAGAACACATAGTTGTTCTTAAAACATCTTCGTATATAGCATTTGCAACAGTAGATTCTGTACTTGAAGCTGTAAACGATGTAATCGGCTCTGCTCCAATAAGGATCAAGCCGCGTGATGCAATATCAATATCTGAATTAGCTACTGTTGGCATTAGATAATGGGGGGCCGAAACCCCCCACTCCTATTAGTCAGTGTCTGTTTCAACAATTGTTGTGCCATCTGACACATCAACTACTGAACCAGTGTTTGAAAGAACATTCACAAGACTGGTTGTTGGGGTAGCAGTGTCTGTTACGATAATAACATCACGAACACCCAGCATGTTTGCCGCATCGTTAAAGTATCCTTCAGTATTCACAGTAGCAATAGCATCTGCTGAACTGTAAAACCAAAGGTCGCCATTTGATGCGCCACCAATGCGAGTAAGGTTTGCTGAACTATAAGCCATTTTTCTTACTCCTAGTTGTTGTCAAGGACTTCATAGACACCGTTGTCATCAATAACAACAGCACCCATGGACATCATTGAGGTTGCAAGGTGGGCAGCTTTTTCTGGAACATAGTTAATCTCTGTCTGTACGTCAGAGTTAATACCAAGGCCAACAGATGTTGAATGGTATGCCATGTTCTTACCAGCAGTAATTGCTGATGTTGAAAAGATCTTGAAACCCAAGAACTCTTTCATTGTCATGCCGCCAGCAAAAGGCAGATTCTGTTCATCGACATAATCTGATGAAGCAAACTCTTCAATTAAGAAAAGATCTGCATATCCCTTTGGATGCATAGCAAGATAACGCTGACCATCTTCAGGAATATCGGCAGAGCCAAAAGTCTCGAACATAGTTAACAAATCAGCTTTTGCTAAAGCAGAACCAGTGTCATGAATCTGAGTTGAGTTAGCACCAGCATCCATTGCTGTGTACAAGATCTCATCAGTCTTACGACCCAAAGCAGCGGCAGCAGATTGTGCTACAGCTTGACGCTCATCAATGTTTGTCTTTAGCTCGTCTAGCTTATCAATATACTCTGGAGCATAATAATCTGCCATTGTAGCTTCAACATTTGTGTGAGCAAGTTCCATTGGTGTTACATTACCATTACGAGACTTTGTGTTTGCAGAACCAGCACCAATTTTCTGGAAGCGAACAACAGAACCACGGACATTACCAGCAGCACGAACTGTATTACGGAGCTTAGACCCCATACGCTGATAAGCCATGTGAACTTCAGTCTCGAACTGTTTGATAAAGGCGGTATCAATAGTATTAGCCATTATTCAGTCCTCGTTTTAAAAGTTACATTACAACAACGGTTGTCAGTTTCGTTCATCATCCAGTTGTCTCGTTGCGAGGCTGTCAGTCTGAAACAGGCCGTAATACTATTCTAATTCCATATCATCAATATCTTGGCAACGCACAAAACGCACACAAGCAAAACCATTTATAACTGTTATATCTTCAGCAAACTGAAATCCCAACCTATCAAGCCACCTAATTGTTCTGTCGTGATC